GAAATTATGTTGTAGTTGCTAAAGATGCTAAAGGAAATGAAATTTGGGGTTGGTTAGGAGCTTCAGGCGGACTTGATAATGAAACTATAAATGTATTTCCAGATAGAGTTCTTACTGCGGCAACATCTGGGTGGAATGGCGCAGTAACATCCTTTGATCCTACAACAGCAATTACTTATTTTATAAGAAAATCATTTGCCAATGTAGCATCAGCATTTACAAATTCAGAACCTGTACCGCTTAGAAAAGGTTCCGAAGGTTCATTAAGGCAAGCTGACGGTACACTAGATACGGCTGAAGCTGAACTTCTGCTTCAACAAGGTTATGCTGGACTTATTGATGACCAAATTCTAGACCCAGAAAGTATTTATTTTACTCTGGTATTCGATGCTGGTTATCCAACTGATGTTAAAACAGCTATAAGCACACTTTGTCAAACAAGACGTGACTGTGTAGGTATTATTGATAATGGAGATAATTCTACTGTAAGTGCTTCATTAGCAACAAGGGATGCAAGCCACCCATACAATACTTACTTTGTTTCTATCTATGAAGAATTTAATAAGGTATCAGACATATTTACAGGCCAAGATATTTGGTTCTCACCAATGTATCATATGTCTTACTTGTTACCAAGAAATGACAATGTTGCTGAAATTTGGTTTGCTGCAGCAGGATTCCAGAGAGGAGCAATTGACTCAATTAAAGAATTACGATTTAATCCAAGACTTGGTCAAAGAGACCAAATGTACTTGAAACAGTTAAACCCAATTGTGAAGTTCGCTGCTGGTTATGTAGTTTGGGGTCAATTAACATCTCAAGCTAAACCAAGTGCTCTTCAAGATCTAAATATCGTTCGAATGGTATTATTCGCCAAGAGAGCTATCGAACAGTTCTGTAGATTCTTTATCTTTGAACAGAACGATCCAATTACCTGGGGACAAGTATCTGGAGCAATTGTTGATTTCCTTGAAGTAATTAAAAATAAAAGAGGTTTAAACAGCTATTCTGTAGACGTTGGCGCAACAGAATATGAAAGAAAAACAAAAACATTTCATGTTAATATTATTCTAGATCCAACTAGAGTAGTTGAAAAGATTGAACTGAACTTCTTTATTGTATAATAAAATAAGTTACCAAAAAAAAGAGCTGCTCAGTTAGTATCCTGAGTGGCTCTTTTTTCGTCAGTCTAACTTTCCAACCTTTTTAAAGGTCCTTTGTAAGTCGTTGACATATTCTTCCATCTCAACAACACTTTGTAAGGCTTTTTCTAAAATGCCTTCTTGTTGAAGTTGTAATAAATTGATAATTATAAATGACATTGGTCTATTTCTTGTATCTCTTTGAATATCTCTATCTCTTTGAATATACCATCCGGCAACCGTTTTATAATCAACTCCACGTGGTTTCCATGGTTTTTCTGTTGATAGATTTATGACCAATTTTAACTCATCGTAAATCTGAAGTAACATAAAAATAGTTGTAGCTGAAATGCTGTAGTTATCTCCAGTGGTAAAGATAGTTGAACATCTAATGGATTCTGCTACTAACCTCATCTGTTTTAAATCAACCGTATCGACAAACCCAGTTGATTCTCTTATTGATAGATAATGCTCAATATCAAAAAAGTCTGGTATAGCTACAAATTCAATAACTGTTATTTTTCTGCTTGAATCCATCGTATCATCATCAAAGTCGGTCATATTGGCTCTCCTTTTAGAAACCTGCTGGGCAGACGAACCGATTAATTTTAAGCGATTTCCTGAACCTTTTGAATGGTTTAGATTTTTGCCAAATAGTTTGGATATTATTCTTTTTATCAATTTGGACTCCCATGTCTTTGTTTGCAAAACTACAAGGCATCATTTTCATTGATGGACTTATGTATACTGACATTCTTGCACTTTCACAAGTATCAAGTGTTAACTGTTGTTTTTTCGATATATTTGCTCTTTGTATAACATGATTAACCAAACAACTATCCATTCCAACTTTAAATTTACAGCGCGATTCTATTATTAAATCTGCTATTGTTTGAATATTAAGATCGGTTAATATCATATCTCTATGGTTTGCACCCTCGCCTTGTGGTTTGAATAATAAAAAAACCACAGCGTTTAGTTTTTCAATATCAACCGAACTTTTACCTAAATAATACTTTTTCCATGGATTATAACCATATAGAATTTTAACTGATTTGGACATATTTGGCCTTGATAAAACCATGTGGATATTGGTTTTAATATTTGCTTTCATAAATTTATCAAGAGCGTCATATGTATATGGAGTTTCATAATCACTAACTGCAACAGCACCACACATTTTTGAAATTTCAACTTGCTCGTCGGTTAGTCCGATTCCACTAGTTGTATAGTTGGGGACCACATCGTTATTCCTTGCATACTCAACTATTTCTTTAAAGTTTAGATGTAGGTTTGGATCTCCTCTTCCACCTAATGCTACTTGATTTGTGTGGTGTTTTACTTGGTCAATTATTGTTTTAAAATCTTCCAGAGTCATGTTGTCTTCTGATTCATATCCCTGATAACAAAACTGGCACTTATTTTCACAATGACCCATAATTCCGACATCGCACATAAGAGGAAGGTCAGTAGCAAATGGATCTAGTTTCCCTTTACACCCCCTTAGAACTTCTATTCCACTTTCTGAATCAAAATAAACTTCATAAGCATCATTTGTAAAATACTTATCATAAGATATTTTAATTGCGGTGCCAGTTTCAATATCATGTAGGACTGCTATTGTTTTTGAGTTCTTCGAGTTTTTTCTTTTCATCAACAACCTTTGTAAATACTTCCATTTTATGTGCGGTTCTGATACCAAAGAAAACTAGAACTCCTACACCAACAACAACTTTGTGTAATAGAAGTCCTAAAATAATTGCCGACCCTGAAGCAACCGGTTTAATCGCCTCTGGAGTTTTATCCCATAAATCATTCAGGGAAACTAATCCTTCACAAATTTTTTCTAACGGTTCCATAAATTTCTCCTTTCATTCAATCGTTTTAAATAATGGTTGATCTGATGATTTTTGTTTGTTTGGAATTTGTAGGGATGGTAAAGAATCTTCATCTTTTTTGAGGGTTTGAATTTTTTCCTCTTTTGCGGATTCAATTTTTTCTTTTGGTTGCTTTTGAGTTATATCTTCTTTTTCAACATAGGCATCTACCTTATTAGAGAAATCATCCACATCGGTATTGTGCTTTTTATAATCTTCTACAACCTTAGTTAAAGCCTTTTTAGCATCTTCGATTAATTTCTTTGCGTCTTCTTTGACGGTCTCAATAGACTTTTTAGTCGTTTCTTCAACAACTGGTTTGTCCGTCTTTTTAACATCGACGTCTTTCTTATCTTCGTCATCGTCGAAAAAAAGATTATATCCAATAATCATCGCGAAGATAATACCACCAATTCCAATTCCACCGCTTGAACTACTTGACATAAAACACCTCCTGATTAAAAAATACCAAATCTCTTATCTTATCAAATATTAATATATATAGACTGGTATTATAAAATAGAACCAATATGCTACTGAGTTTAGAACAAAATATAAATCTTAGTAGTTACTATAAATGGATATTGAAGCATGAATTTAGAAGACTATCTAAATCATTTACAACGAGATGAATCTATCTTTCCGATGGACTCATATCATAAGAAAAAGAAACCTTTTAAAGGTTATTATTATCCGGAATCTGCTCTTATATTTGTTGAACAAAGAAGAGCAATGATTGATCTAGATGGAACTATTCATAAATATTCAAAAGGATATGACGATGGTTCTATTTATGATGATCCTTTTAAAGGTGCAAGAGAAGTTATTGCCTGGTTAAAGGATCAAGGATTTGAGATAGTTATATTTACAACAAGAGCTTCTAATGCGAATGCCGAAGAAATGGGTGGCGATAGTACAAAAGAAATAAGAAATGTTGAGAATTGGTTAACAGATAACGATATTTATTTTGATAGAGTTACAGCAGATAAACTGGCGGCAGACTTCTATATTGATGATAAAGCAATCGAAATAAAAAATGGAGATTGGAATGCCGTGAAAAATGTTATTAAAAAGAGGATAAAATATAAAGCTGACTAATTTTTGGAGGGTGATATAATGTCATTAAAAAATTCATTTGCAAAGGTTCCTAATAATAGATTAACAAGAGACTTTGGTGGAACCGTAGCCGGCGTTGCTGATCCGTATTTAACTGGCTATCATTTTGTATACTTTACAAGTTTTCCAACTAATATTAAAAACTACCTTCCAGGTGATTCCGCAATGAATGAGACTGAAATGCAAAATCTTCTAGCAGGAGCTTGTTTATCAGTAACACCACCTGGTGGAACTCTAAATAAGGTGGAATTCACTGGACTTGGTGGGATAAAGTGGGCAGTTCCTGGAAACATTGATTATGGGAACTCTGTATCAGTCAAGTTTTTAGAGTTCAATGGTTTACCAATTCTTAATATCATGCACGCATGGATTAAGATGATCAGGGACTATAGAAGTGGTACATCCAATCTAATTGATACACCTACACTTTCTGGGTACACGAAAGCAACATATGCTTGTATTATGTACTACTGGACTACAGCACCTGATGCTAAAACAGTTGAATATTATGCAGCATATGACGGAGTCTTTCCAACAAAAGATCCACAAGACTTGTTTACAAGTGATGTGGAAACTGTTGGTAGACTTGATACTGAAATTGAGTTTAATGTTGATTATGTGTGGCATGAAGATTGGACTAAAGCAAAATGTCAAGAATATGCTGATGAGATTTTTGCAATCAAGGCAGACATTGTTAATAAGTACGGTGATACTGTCGCATCAGCAAGTTAAAAAATTAAAATAAGGAGACCATAAAAATGTTTCTAGAAAAGTTAAATGTAAGTGACTCGCTCATGTTTCTTATGGCAACAAGAGAAGCACTAAATGGAATTGTTGAGTTGTCCGCTTTATCTTTAGCTGATAAGGAGAGAACAAGAAACTTTTTAATTAATGAAGCAACTGATTATCAAATTTTGGGGTTGTTAGTTAATGAAAATATTCCAGAAGAAAAATTCGATGCTATTGAAGAGCATTATTTATTTGAGCAACTAAAAGAACAAATGTTACTTAACTGGGAAAGTGTATCTCAGTTTGTGGATCCAGAATCTTTCGCTTCTTTCCTCTGCGAGATTGGTCCTGTTTATCCAATATGTTCGTCATCCGGTCCTGTTATGGAATTTATGAATGAGGTTGGAAGTCATAATCTGGTTGAACTTAAAGTGACAGATGTAGCAGCCAAACTGTTTAGAACACAGAAAAATGTTCGTAGTGCTGTTGTAAATAGTGCTGTTGTTAAAGCGATCAAAGCAGATATTGGTAAAGGGGCACAAGGTGGTGCCCTTGATAGATTGATTAAGAAAACTGTTAAGAATACTGTTAAAAAAGTTACAGATCCAGTTGCAGCTACAGCAAAGAAAGTTTCTGATAAAGTGAAGATTGACTGGGCGCAGTCTATGAGAAAAACAGATCCAAAAATGCAGAGAATGATTGCTCAAAAAGGCGGAGTAGGAGCCGGTGGATACGAAGGTGGTTTTGGAAAGATGTCGAAAGTCATTGCTAAAAGTAAAGAGAAAGTTCCCGAGGGTTGGTTGAATAAAACTATTGCTAGCATTAAAGGCAAATATCCCGGAGCTACTCAACAAGCTCAAGCGCTAGTACAGCAAGCTAAAGAATTTGCTGGAACTAAAGAAGGAAAAGGTGCTGCTGTTATTGGTGCTGTAGCGCTTGCTTCATTAGCTATATATGGTGGTTATAAAACATATAAGAAAGTCTTTGGTCAAGCAGCTAAAGCATGTCGTGGAACTGGAGCAGAGAAGAAAAAATGTATAGCAGATTACAAGAGAAAAGCTTTAATGTCGCAAGCAAAAGATACAGCAGCAGCGGCAAAATTCTGTGCTCAAACTAAAAATCCACAGAAATGTCAAGCAGCAATTCAAAGGAAAGTTGATAAACTAAAAGCAAAAGCCGCGAAAATAAAAGGCTAAATATAAAGCGAACGGAAAGGAGATAGACTCATGTTCAAAGGATTTAATATCAAGTATCCGGAGTATGAAGTAATAACACCGCAAACTAAAAGGTCATATCATGTTAGATCATTAAGTGTACAGGAAGAAGAAAGGTTAAAATCTAGTTTGCTAACACCTTCAAAAATTAATGACCATTTAAACAAATGTTTATTTGACTCGATCACGGTAAAACCCGAAGACATCACAGATTATGATACGTGGTTAAAACAAACAACTCTTAAAGATAGAGATGCAATACTATATGGACTTTACCATATAACATATGATGAAATAAGAAATTACGATGTTCTTTGCGGTAATTGTGCAAAAGAATATCCAGTTACAGTTAAAGCATCTTCAACATTTAATTATAATGAATTTCCTGGGGATGATGTTCTAGAGAAACGAGTTTCGGTTAAACTTCCCATTTCTAAGGGTGTTGTTGTATTTCTAAAACAACCAAGTCTATTTGATGAGGTAGTATCTATTAAAACATTAGCTCTTTCAACAAAATCAAATTTAGATATTATTACTGAAACTTTAGTAATTGATAGATTTGAAGATCAAACTTCTGATAAAGCTATTATCTATAATAGTAGAGAAGATGTGAGAGATGCATATCTTAGTCTTCCGGCTGGAGATAAAAGAGAAATTTATAAACAATATCGTAAAGAATTTGGTGACTATGGAATCAAACTGTTAATGAAAAGTAATTGTGCCCATTGTGGTTTTGAGGAAGAAATCAACTTGGATCTAGTATCAAGCTTTTTTCGTATGGTACACTCGGTCTGATACGGTGGCCGAGTATAGGAAGACGTTGGAGAAAAATATTTTTACTTGTATCGAAGTTGGTAAGATGTCATATCAAGATATAATGGTAATGCCAGTACTAAGAATGCATAATTACCTTAAATGGAAAGCTGATCTTGAAGAAGAAAAGCAAAAAATGATGTCTGAGGAATTCTTAAAATAGAGGGGTAAAGTATGGCAAATTTATTAGATAGATTTAATAAGCAAGTTAGAGGTTCCGAAAAAAGAATCTTTGACTACCTTCCAAAAATAACTGCAAAAGGAGATTTTAAGAGAATTAATGATTTAAATGTTATTATTAATTCTTGGACCAATATCCTAATGACCCCTCGTAGAACCTATATCAATGATCCAGAATATGGAAGCGATCTACATTTACAAGTATTTGAACCAACTGATGATATTAGTGTAGAAACAATTGAAACCGAAATTTTAGATAGATTGAGAATATATGATGATCGAGCGTCAATAGTTAACTTACAAGTATTTACAGCTAAAAATCAAAAAGGATTCAGCGTTGAGATGACCGTTGACTTTGAAGGTTTAAAAGAAGATATAAGTATTTCATTTGATGATACTACTTTTAGAGAGATACTGGAAAAGGGACAATTAACATAATGACTACCCAAAAATTTGAGCGGCTATATGAATATATACATGAATATCAAAGTCTAGTATATGACTTTTATAGTAAAGATGTGGTTGCCTTTCTTACAACATATTACCATATAGATAAAGAAGAGACAATATGGGAAGATGAAAATATGTTTGGTGGTGCATATGAAAAAGTGGGTGACTTGTCTGGAGTTAGATGGAATAAATATCTATTGATTCCTGTATATTATTCTGATGAAATATCGACAGCTTTTGATGGTCAAGATATTGGTTATGTAAAAGAAAACGAAACTACTTTTGTAATACCAAGTACATATGGGTTTACTCCTTTACCCAATGACAAATTTAAACTTGAGCAAGCATATTTAAGACCAACAAATGATGTATACCCAGTATTCTCTGTAACAGGAGTTGAAAAATCAGTAAATGCTGATAGACTTTTCTGGAAACTAAAGATAGAAGTCGAGCAAAGCGTAACAACAACTCAGTTAGATCTGCAAGTGGTTAAGACTTTTACTTTTTATGATTATGATAAAAAAATTCACACAATAGAACAAGCTGAGTTTTTAACTAGACTTTTAGCTAAAAATAAAATATTAAGGGATAGATTAAAAGATACTATGTATGATATAAACAGCGGTTATTATTTTATTAATAATGTAGTTGCACCTTGTTAAAAATGGAGAATTAATATGGCAGAAACACCAGCTTCCCAACAAATTTGGGCTTCTAGAGATCAAATACGAAACCAAATTATTGAACTTTATAAGTCATATATGGAACTAGAGAATGTGGATTTAACGAAGTCATCTTGGAACTCATTTATTATTGAAATCCTTTCAACTATAACTACAAACGTAATGTTTTATCAGGTTTCAACATATAAGGAGTTTTTCTTAACTAGGGCGCAACTACCAGAATCTATTTTAAATTTAGCAGCATTTTTAGGATATAATGGAAGTAATGCTTCAGCTTCTACTGTCAATGCTTTTATTGTTATGCCTTTTGGTTTTGACGATGCTAATACAGAATTTGCAATACCAGAAGGATTTAAGTTTAAAGGTGAGGGTGATATACTTTTTAGTACAGATTATATTACTACAATTACAGTTACAAATAACGCTTCTGTTAGAATAATAAGACAGCAAGGAAATAGTACATTTGATGTTCCCGTGACTATAGATATTGATGCGAACGAATTTGCGTTTTCTCTTCCTGTTAGACAATTTGAAATTAAGGAAGATGAATTTATTATATCTGAAGATTTACAAACATACCAATTTTCAACAATTGACGTTCCGTTGCCTGGACAGATTGGTTCTTTAGATGTTGATGTTACACCTCCAACAGCAGCGGGTTCTGAACAATGGATTCAAGTTAGTAGTCTATTTCTTATGGATGAAAATACAAAGGGATATATTGCTAGAAGAACAGATACAGGTTTAACAATAACATTTGGAAATGGTTTAATTGGGGTTCAACCTGATGCTGGAAGTAAAATTGAGGTTACAACTGAACTAACTGATGGTGTTGATGGAAATATTATTACTGGTAAACTTAATACTGGAGAAGGAATTTACAACACTACATTAGCCGGAGTTACAGAAGTAGTCCAATATACTGTTACAAATTTACAACCAGCTACAGGGGGATCTGACGAAGAGTCACTTGAGGAAATACGAAGAAACTCGATTATAAACCTTACAGCTTTAGAGAGATTAATCAGTGAAGAAGACTATCAAAATGCAGACGTTATTATTGATGGTTCTCCTTTAGGACAAAATTCTTTACCTGTGTTAAAACGTTCTGATCTTACAGTTAATGAAATTACCCTCTTTACTACATTACTATTTTTAGATGATATAGTTCCCACAAGAAATATAAAGTATACTTTCCCAGCAACAACATTTATTCCAAGGAACACAATATTAACCCAAGACGGAGATGAATATTATACTCTATACGATATGAGCATTGATATAATTAATTCGGTTGCAGATTATACTTATATTATGTTTGAAGTTGAACAGGTTCCTACATTAGTAACTAGTTATGGTTCTACATATAATTTATATTCCGACCTATTTTATGCTATAAGAGAGGGAGGTGGGGCAACGTTTCATTTGTCATATCATTCTGATGAAGTTGACTTTGACTTGGCAGAATGTGAGATGGAAATATTAGAAACAGGCGCTAAATATAATATGGTAAATGATTCTTCAGCAACTGAGTTTATTCTTATATTTCCTGATAATACCGTAATTCCAAGCAATGAGAATACGTATTATTTTACAATTTCACATCCAACCGAGGGTTTAATTGCACAGTATCAAGCAACGTTTATATTCAGACAAGATTTAAAAGATTTTGTAATGTCAGATGCAGTAACAGATGGAACATCCTATGTTGTTTATGATATACCTACCGTTGAAAAGGAGTATTACGACGGAATCAATCAACGAGATTTTGAAACACAAACTATGCAAGTTTTATTATCTACAGTTACATTTAAAGATTATAAAATGCTTACTGATTTTGTTAATTTGAAATTTGCAAATACAACCGGTCAGATGAATAATATGCAACTTAATCCAGTTACTATTCCTTCCGTTATTGATATACTGTCCGATCCTCCCACGTCATGTAGTCTTGCTGATCGCTATATTGTATTAAATGGAACAGGTGCTTGGTTGGGGCATGATAATGATATTGCTACTTGTGATGATGCAACAGCAGTTACTTGGGTTTTTACCACACCTAAGACAGAGCAAATGACATTTGTAACTAATAAAAATCTTAAGTATTTATAC